ATGAGTCCTTACGGTAGACAAACAAAAAGGCAACACCGCGGTAGGTGTTGCCTTTAGTGTACCTCGTAAAGGGTACTACGCCTAGTTACTGGTCGGCGTCGCCGGGCGTATCGTCAAGAATGTCGGGCACCTGGTCGTTGTCGGTGTCCTTGGTCTGTAGGTGGAAGCCGAGAATGTTCATGCTCTCGCTCTTGCCCTGTGCACCAAGCACGGTGTACTTAATCGGCATGGCAAGGAACTGTTCACGGTCGGGCTCAATGCCACCGTCGGGGCTAGACGACACGCGGTAGTAGTGAACAATGAGCGGGCGGTCACCGTCAAGGAACAGCACAATAAGCGCCACCTCAACCGGGGTGTACACCTTAGGAACTCGGATAAGCCCCTTATCACCGTCAAGGGTGGCACCGGCACCAAAACGGTGCTTAATCGGCACCGGGGACCACTGAACCGGCTGTACGGTTACCGTGTCGGTGGACGTAATAGGGCTAACCCGAAAGTCGGGGTCCTCCCACACGCCCATTTTTTCGCCGCCCTCCGTCTCGGAATCAATGCCGGGGAGGTCCTCAATGGACGTGTACCCTAGACCTTTCCAACCGGTGCCAATCTCGGCACGCCGGTCACCGGCGGTTAGCCACGTCTTGACCTCTTCAAGGGTTGGCGGCTCGGTGCCTACGTCGTTGTAGAAAACACCACCGACGCCGGGCTGAAATACCGCGTCGGCCTGATATTCTGGCAACGTAATTGCCATTGCATTACCTCCATGTACGGATATACGTAGTATAGCTAGACATAACGCCCGGCCACTCGGGTGCCGCCGAGCTCGGTAATGCCGACGGCTCTACCGTACACACTACCCTAGCGGCTCTAGCGGGCACACCGGCATACGTCATGTCACCGAGGTCAAGCACCGCGTCGGCCACCTCATAGTGAACCTTGCGTGCCTCACTCTCGGTGCCCGCGTAGGTGAGCACGCTAAAGGTGGCGGTGAACACGCCACGGGTTAGCTCGGTAGCGGCACGCACCACCGGCTCGGTCACAATGCTCACCGGGGTGTACGTAGGGTCAAGCCCGGCGTCAACCTCGGTGACAACGGTATGCTCGGGCACCTTGGCGGCCACCGCCGACCAAATAGCGGCATGGTGGTCTAGACGTGGCTGTAGCGGTTCCATACCTCAAGCCTACTAGGCGCCGTACACGGCATTGAGCAACACACGGTGACCGGGTACCCACGACACGCCACGCTTGCCGGTGGCCAAGTGTCCAAACTCAATTGCAATGGCGCCGGGGTCGTCGCTGTACACCTCACGGTCAACAACCCCCGACTTGCCCGGCGTCGTACCAACCTTGAGGGAATTAAGGTAATGGCTCGTGTCCACGTGACGGGCGGCGCCCGCCTTGGCACGCGCCAAAATGACCGCCGCGGCCTTATCCAACTCGGGTTGAATGCCTGGCAATCGGGCAATTTTCACGCCCGTGCCCTTGTAGACGTTGGCCATGATCTACCACGCCCGGCGTTGACTCTTGGCACTCAAAAGCACCACGTCACGGCTAGTAGCTCGGCTTGACCGGTGCCGCTTGGGGCGCGCCACAACCTCATACGTGATACCCGAGGCGTCAACGACCTCACTCAAGTCGTCACCGGGGAACATCTTACAGATAAATCGCATGGTGTCGTACACGGCCTTACCCGCCCCGCCGTAACGCTCAACGTCGGCTTGTGTGCTCGGCTGTAGCCGCCCCGTAACAAGCACACGGCCTACCTCGGCCTTATCTGCCTTGCCGCGCTCATTCACAATTGATCGGTAAAGAACCACGGTTACCGTGTGCGTAGCGCCACTAGTTAGCAAGCTCATTACCAACCACCGTAGGGGTCGGCCACGTCGTCGGCGTACCACGGAAAACCGTAACGGGTACCGTCGGGTACGTAGCCGGTCGGTTGGTAGGCGTCACCGCGCGTAGTGCTCAAGGTCATGACGTTGCCGGTCTTGCGTGACGTACGGTAGCCGACAAGCACGCCGCGCTCGGTATCGGTGAACACGTCGGCGTTGGTAACCGAGGCGTCAAGACCATAGGAATAATCGCCGTCACTCTCACGGGTGAACCGGTCGGGGTTGGTGTACAACCGGCGGGCGGCCAAGCTAATGACCGACTGTACCGCCGGGGGCACGTTGTCAATAGTCCACGTTGACCGGTTGGCAATGAGCTTGGCGGTGTTGCTCACCACCTCAAGTGCCCAATCGGCAAGGGCGTCGTCAAACGTCACGGCGTCACCGAGTGACCGGCGCAACGACTCGGGCGTGACAAGGTGGTTAGCGTTCATACCACCAAGCCTAGTTTCATGGCAACCCCCTTGGCAAGAACATTGAAAACGCCCCCTACCAAAAGGTAAGGGGCGATACTACATTGAGCCGTAAAAGCTCACGTAGTTACCTACTCGGTGGCGCCGCCGGTGGCGGTCGGTGCCTTGTCAACGATAGTGTCGGCGCCGTCAAGCTTGACAATGCGCTTGGGGTCAAGGACCTGTGCACCTGCAAAGGTATCGACAACCGCACGGTCGGTGAGGTGGTCGGGGTCATAGTCCTGTAGGTACCGCATGGTAAAGCCCTCGGCGGCCACGGTAGACGCAAAAGCGGCGCCACGCGGTAGCGCGGTGGTGCGAGTAACCAACGTGATAGCGTCACGCTGGAATGCGTACGCGGCGTTGGGGTCAATCGCGTAGTCAACGACAATGTTAAAGCCGTACAGTCGGCCAAGCGTGGCGTCACGCAAGGTGTCGGTGGTGCCCGCCTCATTGACCTTGTTGAGGTTGTCAAGGCCGAGAAGCGCCGCCTCCCAATTGGCACCAACCGCAAGGTAACGACCGGTGAGCGGCACGCCACGCTGGCCGAGGAGCTGGTGAGCCGCTCGGATAGCGCCCGCCACGTCGTCACGGTACGTTGCCTTGAGGTCGGCGGCCTTAACGCTCACCGCGCTTGCAAAACCGGCAAACGTGGTGCCCGCGTTTTCAAGCGCCTCAAGGGTGGCGTACGCGGTACCATTTTCGCCAACGTACGGCTTAGACTCGGCCGCCGAGGCAGACACGTCAAAGTTAGCGAGTAGACCGGACTTTACCGAACCAAAAGCGTCAATGACAACCTTGTTGAGGTGCTCGGCAACCGACTCGGCCATTGGCGCCACAACCTGTGCCTCAAGAGACTCAAGGGTAAAGGTCACAAAATCGTCGGGGAGCTTGACCGCCTGGTATACCTGGTCGGAAATCTTGACCGAGGTGTACGGCTGAACAAGGTCGGTGTACGTGATGGCGTCACCGTTGGTACGGTTCTCGGCGGTGTACACACGCGCCTTGTCAATCATGACCGGGCGCTTGACGGTTACCGAGGCGCCACGACCCGGCGTAAATTCCGTGCTGTAGTCGGTGTTGACAAGACGGGCAAGGGTGGACTGATACCGTACGGCGGCGAGCGTAGACCGTGCCGCCTGTTCTGGCGTGTAAAGCTGGTGTGCCATGTGGCTTATTCCTTTACGTGTTGGTTAGCGCTTGTAAATTCTAGCGCCAATGTTATCTAGGTTGGTCTCGTTGGCCGCCGCGCTAGTCGGGTCAACCCCGCCGCGTCGTGGGTTGCTACCACGCTCAACCGGGCCGTTACTAGGGGTGACACGACCATTGTAGCCAATAACCGCCAAAAGGTCGGCGGCGTTCTTTTCAAGCTCTTCAACCGTGTCACCGGTGAGAAACTTGAGCATATCGCCGTCAAGCCCTGCATTGAGCGCCACGGTGAGGCGGTCATTTTCACGCTGTACCTTATCGCGGGCGCCCTCGGCGTCCTTGAGTCGGCCACGTAGGTTGACGTTCTCACGCTGTACCTTGCTCACACGTCGGCGAACCTTGGCGTCAAGGGCGTCAAGTTCGTCGTCGTCAAGTTCGTCGTCGTCACCGGCGTCGGCGTTGTCCTTACCGGCGTCACCCTTGTCGTCCTTGGTGGCGTCGGCCTCGGCGGCCTTGTCGTCGGTATCCTCGGCGGTCTTGGCGCCCTTGTCGTCGTCCTTGGCGTTGTCGTCGGCCTCGGCGCTATTGTCCTTGACCTCACCGGCCGCCGGGGCCTCGGTGTTGTCAACGGTCTTAACGTCGGTTGCCGAGTTATTGGCGTTGTCGTTGACCTCACCGGCCGCCGGGGCCTCGGTGTTGTCAACGGTCTTGGTCGTGGCGTCGGCCATGTCTAGTTACCTCCCAAGGGTAAAAAGTCGTTCACATACCGACCTCCACGGGTCGGCGTCACCTACATAGTACCCAATCGCCGGTTAGCGTGGTCAATGTTCTTGTTGAGGCGCTTAAGCTGTACCTCAATGGCTTGCGCCGGGCCGGGTTGGTTAGGTGTTTGCCCCCGTGTCTCAAGCTCGGCAAGCTCACGCTCAAGACCGGCACGGCGTACATACATGCCCTTTAGCGTTTTCTCAAGCTCAACCCTGCTATCAATCTCGCTAATCTGCTTACGCCCTTTACGCTTGCGCCCCTTGCGCATTTTGTCACGGCCATGTTGAGGCGCCGAGGGCGCCACCTTATCCGTGTCGGCGCTACCCCGTTCTTCACCCGGCAAGGTGCCCGACTCTTTATACCGCCGCCAATAGCCGAACGGGTCCTTGCGCCCCGCCGCCACCTCGGCCCACTCTTTAGCCAACTCGGCCGAGCCCGGCGGCAAGTCGGTGGCCGACCGACCATAAACCGGTTCAAGTGTGCACTCACAACCGTCGTGCACCTTAAAGCCACCATCACCGGCAAACAAGTCATTGCTACCGGTAAAGGCGTCACTACGGTAAACAGCACCACGGCTTGCGAGCATGGCACAAAACGGGCACGGGGCGTTATCCACCACTCGGGCGTACCCAACCGCGCCCCGGTTACCGGTACGCACCTCGGCGGCCAACGGGGCGCGCCCGCCGTCGGCAACATGCCTAACCACCTTGGCGGCCACGGCGTCGGCGGCCTTTTGCTTGGCCTCGGCCTCGGGTACACCCTTGGCAATGCGCGCCTTGGCTACTGCCACGCCCGAGGCGTGTAGCTCGGTGGCCACCTTGCGCGGCGGTATGAGGTCGTCAACGGGGTCGTGCCCGCCCCAATCCACCACGGCGGCGGGGTCGGTGTATTCCTCAAGCAAGTCAACGTCAATGGCGTACCGGTCGTTATCCTCGGGCGCTAGCTCACTATGGTCAATAAGCCCGCGCAGCTCAACCCGCCTAAACGCCTCAAGGTACTCGGTAGCCGTGTCGTACGCCATGTCTCTACCAGCCAACACGATAGGCAACGCTTGGCGCACAAACTCGGCGCCCGAGCCGTCAAGGTCGTCAAGCTTGACTACCCCTAGAAACAACTCACGTATGGCCTCAACCACCGCGGCGGTAATGGTCGTTTGAGCCACCCGGTTAGCCTCGGTGAGCTCACGGCCAGCACTAGTGTGTGCCACTTATCTACCCCTCGGTAGTCGGCATGGACGTCTCGGCGCTACTAGCCGAGTGACGACGCAACACCGCGGTGAGCGGGTCGTTAGCCGTGTCCTTTTCGGCCAAGCGTTCCCACTCTTGTACGTCACTACGTTCAACGCCCGGAATGCGGTTCCATAGACCACGTGCCGGGATCTTGAGCATACTAGCCGCCTTGCCGAGCGCGTCAACGGCTTGGCTCATAGACCTAATCTCCATGTCCTGCCACGTCACACGGGTCATGTCGTCGGCGGCGGCGTCGTCCATGCCAGATACCGAGGCGGCTAGGCGCAACATGCGGCCATACGACGCGCCCGCGTTGACCTGTCGCTCATACACCTTTTGGGTAAGCGGTGACCGAGCTGCCGCCAATGCCTCGGCGTTAAGGTTGACCAATTGGCCGGTAAGGGCGTGTGCCGGTGTTTGCGATACCGCCGCCAACGCCTCAATGTCGGCGCGCCACGCCGTCACAAACGTGTCAAGGCTCGTAGCGTCAAGCGTGCCAAATTTGGTGTCGGCGTCCTCACTGATAAGAATATCCTCTTGAGCAAGGCGCATTTTCTCTTGAGCAATCGCGGCGGCCTCGGCGTCGGGGTCGTCCTCAATCATGGGGAGGTCCATACCGGCAATGGTGCGCACTTTCCATGAGTTGAAATGTTGCGCAAGCAACCGGTCGTATGAGGTCTTATTAATGCGTGACGCGGTAGGGATAAACGGCACAACCTCACCGACAACGTGACCGTCAAGGTCAAGCATGTTGGCAAAACGCACCACCGGGGTAACACCTACGCCGTGGTGAACGACCTCGGTGACCACGTACGGCGCGTCGTCACGGTCAACAATGCTGTACGCAAAATGAGGGCCGTACAGCCGGTAACGACGTTCACGCGCCGACGCGCTCAACGCCTCAAGGGCGTACTCGGGGTAAAGGTCGGTACCCGCGTCAACCCAACGGCACGCCATGCGGCGCGGGCTCAAGCACCTCATACGTGCCGTGTCAACCCCGTTGTCGGTAGCGGGCATGACCACGCCATACGTGTGACCGTACGCCACCATGGCACGGTGGTTGCCCACTTGGTGAGCTTGCATGTTGTTGCTTAGCCAAATACGCCACAAGTCGGGCACCGCGCCGTCGGCACCAACCACATTGTCTACGTACATGGCTTGAGCCACGTTAGTAACCACCAAGCCGAGCCACGGCGTACGCGCTAGGTCGGCTAACGCCTTATGCTCGCGGCTTGCCTTAGGCGGGGTACGAAAACCATGAGCCGTGCCGGGGTTAATCCAACTGTCAATGTTGTCGGCGTCAATACGCTGTTTATCCAACGTAGACTTGAGCCCCTCGGCAATAGTGCGCACTGCCTCGGCGTCAAGCGGCTGTACATTTTCCACGGTTATGCAACTCTCTTACGTCGTTTAGGCTTGACCGGTTCCATGTCAAGCCCTTTTACTGCCAAGGTTACCGCGCGTAGCGGCGCAAGTGATACCTCGGCGGTACCTTGCGCCCACGTCCACGCCGTCTTGCTTGAGCCTACTAGGCGGCGCTTGGCGGTATACGCGGCGTCGTCAAGAAAACTTGAGCCCTCGGCGGGGTGGACAATGTGAGGCTCATACACGCCCGTGTCGGGGTCCTTGCGGGTAAGACGGTCGTAAAAGTCGGCGGTACCCGTGGTGAGGTCACGGGTTGACGCCATGGTGACCGGAACACCGGCCGCAATGAGGTGAGGCGCCACCGCCGCGGCACCACTGAATGAGTCCACGACAACGCCCGCCCAAGCCTTAGACTTGCTGTAACGCGCTTTAGCCGCCTCGGCGCACCATGCGGTGCCGCCCTTTTGGTCAAGAATCTCAACCACAACGCGGCCGTCGTCAAGCTCGGCGGCGCCCGCTAACACGCTCATGTCTCTATCCTCGGTGACCTCAAGGGCAAGCGAGCGCTTAACCACCGCGTGCCCGGCAATGTCGTTGGCGGTAATCGCCGCCCGCTGCCACGCCTCGGCGCCAATAATCGCGCTACGCGCCTTATCTGCCCACACGCCCAAGCGCTCACGCTTGTAACGCTCTTCATCCATGGCCTTGAGCTCGGCGCCGCTAATCCAATCCCAATCTTGGAAATACCCGAGGCTTGGGTTGGCCTGTTGACACGCGGTAACGCTATCCCACTCATACCGGTCAATGTCGGCCGACCACTCAAGGTAAGTAAGGAACTTTTCCTTTTCCGGGGCATTAAGCGCTCGGTTACGCAAGTTTTCCAACACGTCGCTTGAGTCCATACCGGCGCTTGAGGTGTACCACACTTGAGGCGCGGGGCGCGCCGACAAGGTAGGCAAAAGGTCCGAAACAAGCTCGGTGGAAATCTGAAATGCCTCGTCAAGAATAACCAAGTCACCCGACAAGCCACGCCCGCCGCCATTTTGGCGCGCCAAGAAGTCACACCGGCGGCCGTCCTTGAGCACAACGGCGGTGTTGTCGGTAGACGTCGGCATTGACTGCACAAGGTCATGCAAGTCGGGCACCTTGCGTATTGCCTTGACAAGCTCACGGTGAGCACTACGCGCCGTTTTGAACTTGTGAGCCGTGTGCACCTGTTGCTCTTCACCGAACAAGAACAACCCGGCCAACTCTCGGGCAAGAACAATGACGTTCTTGCCATTCTGTCGGGGCAAGACAAGGCCGACCTCAAAAGCCGACCACTTGCCACCGGTACGCTCACCAAGCGCGTTGCGCAACACAAGTTGCTGCCACGGCAACATGTTAAGGCCGCATATCTCGGCCAGGTCAATAGCGTCGTCGGCGGCGGTCGTGTGCCACAACGGCGCCACCATGTACGTAGGTGTTTGAGTTCCAACCGTTGGTGACTTGGGCACCTCGGCGGTCGGTAGCACCTCAAGCCGGGCGTCATTCTTGACATGCTCGGGTAGCACTAGCGCCGTCGGCTTGCCCTCGGGGTCATACAGTGTGCCCGGCGCGTCGGCGGTACTATCTCGCTCTACAGCGGGCGCGGTCACCTATCATGCACCACCTTGAGCCGCTAGGCGCTGTTTGCGCCGCTCGGCCAATTGGTCAAGTGGGGACTTGGCCGACTTTTCGGCGGCGTCAACGTTCACAACGCCGAGGGTCGTAAGTGTCTGCCTCAACGTCGTTTGCAACTGTCGTGCCTCACCAATCATGCCGTTGACGACGATAGGCACGCCGAGCTCGGTAGCTTGGTCAATGTCCCCGAGCTCAAACCACATGGTTGACCGTGACGACAACGCCGCCGCCAAGCGCTCAAGCCGGTCGGCGGTACGGCACGCCTCACCGAGCAAGGTAAGCGCCGAGGCATTGAGCTTGTGGGCTTGCGTTACCTCAATCCACAGCTCAAGACCGCGCGCCTTAAGCCAATCGGGCGGGGTTGGCACGCCCTCGGGCACCTTGCGCTCGGCGGTAGCCTTGGCGGGCTTAACGTCGGGCTCGGGCGGCAGCTCTACCGGGCGCGGGTCGTTGGTGCCTGTCTCAAGCGTGTGCTCAATCGGCACGTGACGACGCCGAGGCTTAGCCGGGGGGCTCGGTGTAATCGGCTCGCCCGCCTTACGCTGCCTAGACCGCTCATTGTTGGCTAGTCGGCAAGGGTCACATGGGCGCTCACCACGTCGTTGGTGAGCTCGGTACCCGGCGTACGTACCACACCGCCCCTTGGGGTCGGCGGTCGGTGCCTTGCGTTTACTGCCTGTAGTGCGTGCCATTTTATTCACCCTCATGCATAAAACGTATTCGGTTTATTCACTCATTTATTCATCGTTCGGCTAATCCACCTAAGTACACGGTAGTTGAGTGCCGCCAATCCGGTCTAGTCCGCTTGCTGCACCGTCGCTATGTTTCCCTATACCGGTAGGGGGGATGGGCGCCGGGCAAGGGGAGACACCCCCCACCGACCAGCGAAAACGCGGGCGGCATAGGCGTGGATTAGGACAAAAATAGTCCGCATAAAATGCAGCGAAAAGAATAATATGCAAAACGTGAATGAATAATATGCATTGCTTTATGCACTCACTCATTCATTGGTTCGTCGCTCACCAATCCAACAAGGTTGGTGGCGTTGCACCTCGTTTGGTCTTGCGACCGTCACCGCGCGCGGCGTTGCATGACCGGTGCGCGGGCTTAACCTCACCGTCAATATCACCGCCTCGGCTCAAGGGCACAAGGTGGTCAAGGGTAAAGGCGCGCCCGTGTGTCGGGGGCAAGTTCATATCAATGGCGCCCCCACATAACCAGCACACGGCAAGGGCGGGGTCGTTGTTAAGGCGCTTGCGCCACGCCTTTACTTTTCGTTTCCATACCCCCGAGTCCATGCGCACATTGGTTGAACCTCGGCGCTCACGCGCTGCCGCGTCGGGGGCGGCCTTATCCCTCTTGCGTGCCACGGGCTAGGCGCCCCGCTTGTCGTACGCCCCCATGTCGGCGGCCGGTGACGTGATCGCGTTAAGGGCGTCATTCCTGAACCCCGACCACGCGGCCACAACCTCACCGCCTCGTACGACCTCAACCACCGGCGTGCTCTGCCACCCCTCGGCTCTCACGTGAGCGGCGGCCGCGTCGTCGGCGGTGACGTCGGTGACGGTGTACTCAACACCGAGCTTGTCTAACTTGCGGGTAGTAGCCTTGCACGGCATACACCCCGGCTGGCTGTAAACGGTTACGTCATACATGTCGGTTGTCCTTACTTGTTTCTACGGTCACCGGGGTACATGCCCGTTGCACGTTTATGGAGCAAATTGCAATATCCACGTGCGCGCCCGCCCAAATGTGGCGTGAGGTTGACAACGCACCGTGTCCAATCCCCCGGTGTGTTCCAACGTATCTTGGCGGCGCCCGCGCCGTGTAGCCAATACTGTCTTAGTCGCTCGGCGTTACCATCGCCCGGCCTGTAGTCTCCCATGGCACCTACCTTAGCCCGCGTGCACTAAGGTGGCCATGGTCAAGCCCTGCCTCATACGCGGCGTCAATGAGGTCAAGAACGGTGCCGAGCTCGGCCACCGCCCGCCACTTGGCCGGGTCACCGACGCCACGCGCCTTGTGCACAATGAGGCCGCCGAGCACGTGGCGGTTGGACTCTCGGGCACACGTGGCCACTTGGTCGGCCAACTGTAGGAACCACGCCGACCACGTGGGCTTAGCTACGTCCTTGACCTGTAGCACCACGCGGCCACCCTCATGCTCGGCGATAACGTCACCGAGGTCGTCGTTAAACCCGGCGCGCGTCTTGAATGAACCGGGGTACCGCGCGGTGGCAAGGTCACGCACCTTGCGCTCGGCGGCGTCACCTTTACGCTTGTTGGGGTTAGCCACCGCTTATGCACCGTCCTTAAAGGCGTACACGCCGTACATGTCGGCCGGGGGCTCATGCACCCCGCCGTCACTACGTCGTACGTAGAACGCAAGGCCGTGCTCACCGTAGCGGGCGTTGTACTTGGCGGCGGTGGTCGTGGCCACGTTCACCGAGTCGTACGTGCGCACAAGCACGCGGTCATGTGAGGCTACAGCGGCGGCAAGCACCGGCAACCTCACACGCTGGCCTTGGACAAAAAGGGGGTCAATCATAGGTAAAGGGTACCCGGCGTGTCGTCGGGCTTGGTGGACGTCTTGGTCACCTTGTCGTACACCTCGGGAAACTCGGCCTTAAGCCGCTTACTATCCACCCGTGTGGTGGTTTTGGCACCAGACTTGAATGTAAAGGCCTCACCGCTCGGCGTGGTGTGCTTGCCGACTCTATGCCCGACAACCGACCACAAGGCGGTACGCCCGGCGTAATACAGTTTCTTGCCCGCGGCCTCAATGGACTTGCCGAGGCGCGCCGAGATAAGCACGGCGTCGGGGTCAAGTAGCTCGGGCGTGTCCACGCCCTCAAGCTCGGCGGCGGTGGACGTGAGCGCGTCAATAATCGCGCCCACTGCCTCGGCGTACACCTCGGGGCCTTGTGCTCCCCAATAGTTGAGCATGGTGACGGCCTCGGCGGCGGGGTTGTCGGCGCCCATGAGGTCGGCGTTACCCATAACCGCCGCGGCGTCACTTTGCCCCTCGGCGGGCTTATTGTCGGCCAACGCCTCGGCTCGGCGTGTCTTTTCCACCTCGGCCGCGGCCTTGTCGTCTAGGTACTTTTGTACCTCTTGGGGGTCAAAAGGGTTGGGGGGCGTGTTAGCCATATCGTGAGTCCTTGACGTGTCGAAAACCTTGAGCCCAACGCCGTGAAACCACCACGGCCTTGGTCTGTTTTCACCCTAGTACCCTTTAGTACCTGTATGCAACCGAGGCGGGTAAAACAACGGTCAAAATTCTCAATGCTGCTTTGGCGTGCCGTCCCGCCCTCACACGAGGTTCAGCGGAGACGATAGCATACGCTACCAAATCAGCAAGCGGGTTATGAGCTGCGAAAATACGCTTTGTGTCACCTGCGGTTTTGCCGCATATATTGGAAAGTGCCACTATCTTTAAAAGTGAGACTTGCCGTAATCGGTAGAAGCTGTTACTGTTCTTAACAGTGGCACTATGTAAAAGTTACTGTTAGTCTCACTTTTAAAGATAGTGGCACTTTCTGTAATCAAGAACCCCCGCATGGCCGCAAAAGCGCACCGGTTATGCCCGAATTTTGTGAGGTAAATCACATGGAAAACAACCCTTTTGCCCGTTTTACAGCCCCCAAGGACGCCGAAAACGACAACACAAGGGGTACTGTAAACGCCCCTAAAACCGCGCCCACTACACCCACCAAGGCCAAGCCCGCCGACACGCTCACCGGGTGGGGCACGCGGCGGCGCAAGCTCACCGACGCCGAGGTTGAACAGTTGCGGAACGCCTACCAATACCGCCGTGACCTAGCCGAGTCCGCCGAGTCGCCCGAGGAATGGGAGACTGTCTCCGATACGCTCAAGCGCATTGCCGCCGAGTCTGACGGCCTTGTCACCGCCTCGGCGCTCAACCGCCTTGTGCTCGGTGAGTCGTACGCCGACGCGCCCGGCCCGCTTGACTCGGCACGTATAGCGCGCCGTACCCGAAACAAGGAACTAGCTAACCGCCTTGGCGCTAAGGCGGCGCGCTCAATGGCAAGCTCAACCTTTAGGGATACCGCCCCCGCCTA